ATTACTTCCGATTTATCCATCTCTTCAAATGCCTTGCTAAAACTCCTAACACAACGGGTCAGAGGATTTTTTTCAACATCCTTGACACGCATATTTAATTTTGCAATACTACTACATGTAGCAATGAGATCGGTGATATGTTTCTGTGCTACTTCTTCTTTACTCTTCATATTTTATTAAAAAAAACGATATGGTTTTAAACAATATTTACCTTTTTTAAAATAACAGGATGAAACACAACCCCACTACTACTATTATCGACAAGGTGCTATCATGTAAGGAATATTCGTTACTACCTGATCGGAAAATTGTAAGCTCGCCATTTCAGAAGAAAAAACACGTCTCATATGGGATAATGTGTTACTGTTTGGAAACAAGTAAATGGATATTAGTAAGATCGAAATATAGCTATGCATATTATTTATTTATGAGTGGAATGTATCGAAAATGTGATATTTATGATATCATGTCTAATATGACTATTGAGGAAATTAATATTATTAGAGATATTTACAATGGTAAAAAGCAATGGTCTGAATGTTATCAAGGATTCCATTATTACTTATCATTAGATAGATTCTATCAAATTAAAAATACCCTTCGATCAATTTTATATTCAACTACACAAATTACAAAGCATGAATATACACCTTGGACATTCCCAAAAGGACGTCTGGAATATAAAGAATCTCCATGGGAATGTGCATTGAGGGAATTTGAAGAAGAATCAGGTATTAATATTTACGATTCAAAAGGATACCTTGCACAAAATGAACATTTCTCAGAAAACTATATATCGTTCGATCATGAGATATATGAAACAAATTGTTGGTTATTTATAATACCAGATCATATAGATCTACCACATGTTCAAGGAGATGAAATTGTTGAACGTAAATGGATGACAACAGAGGAATCTTTATCTATATTATCAGAAACAAAGAAAAAGATGATTATTAATGCTTTACCAATAGTCGAATTGAATAAAAATAATATTAAAATTTTATAAATTAATAAATAATATGACTACACTCGCAATTAACCCTTTCCCTTTGTACGACTTTGTGGAGAAGGAATCTTCAAAAATAAACCCAAATTCAGCATCATCGCAAGAATTATGGACAAGTATACTTAATCTTCCATCAGAACATATGGATGTATTATTTGCATTTATTTATCATTATAATCTAAAACATTCTACTAATACAAGTGGTGTACCTTTACAAATTCCAATTAATCCAACTATCAGTATTACCAAGAAAATAGGCGCATCATTATGCCCATATAAGGGAAAATTATTCGAGACCGGTAAAGGCATTATTTATCGAGTTGAAGATATTCCAAACGAATTATCTATTATATTATTAACATATCTAAAAATGGTTATTAATTAATATTATTATCACTAATTATTATATTTATTTATTACATTAATAAATAAATTATACTTTGGGATTAATATATGTAGTTCTCCGTCTTTGATCGAATCCACCCTGTTGATTCCCTTGACTACTCTGCCCGCCACTTCTAAATCCGCTCTGTTGACCTCCACCTCCACTACTTGGATTATTTCCTCTATATCCACCACCGCCTCCACCACCGCTCTCAATCGGTGGAGCACTTATAGGGACATTTAGAGGAGGTGCTTGTGGTCTTGGAGGATAATTCTGGGCTGGTTGATTAGTTGTTGAACCAGTTGGTATCCTACTATATCCTGCCCCTGAAAATCCAGTAGGTAGTGGAACAAGTTCTGGTGTTGTTAATTGACCAGTTAATTGTCCGCCAATATTAGCTTGTTGTCTTTCAGCAGTTCTAATAACTTCCTCTTGTTTCTTATAATCATCTATTGATTTTATAATATTATTAGTTTGTTGTACTTTGAAATTAGCTAATTCACGCTCTCTATCCGCTTGAATTTTAGCTTGATTCAAAATTTCTATATCTTGTGGAGAAAACGTAACGAAAGACTGTCTGTTTTGTATAGCGTGTTGAATACGAGATGCAGCATCTATAGCTTCATTAGATAATCCAGCCTGAATTGACGATGTTCCAGATAACTGTTGAGGTGTTGGTTGTGATTTTTTCAATGTATCACCTAAAAATACTACTTGTCGAGATATCTCTTTAGTTGTAATGTTAAATTTAGCATACAAAAAAAACCCTAATATTATAGGAATAATTAAAAATATAGAAATAACTATAACTGATATAGAGAGTGTTTTTAATTTTTTATCAGTTATTGTTAATGGTTGGGATGTTGTATTATTTTTCCTATCATTAATAATAAAATAATAAAATGCGATGTTTGTAAGATAAACAACCATAACTACTAAACAAATTATAGCAGATACTAAATAAAGACTCCTTATCACTTTCAATGATGATTTGTTATCTACCAATACAGGTAATGAAGATGATAAATACACAGACATCTAATCTTTTAAAAAGTTATAAAAAATAACTTTTTGAATTTATATCATATGGTATGGATTTGTTAGTTGTGTATTATCTGGGCCGAATTCCTCATCATAGTTGTTCAATTGTACTCTTATAAGTACTTTCTTATTAATAGGTTCATATACATTTTTAAAACTGTCTTTCCTAATTGTAGCTGATATTTTATCGAAATAAACTAATTTAAAACATGTGTGATATGTTTTCTTATTTTCGCATTGTTCTTTTTGATATGGATAATATTTATTATCATTATTTTTAAGTAGAACAAATTGTTTATGTTTATATTTATTATCTAAATCTGTCATATCTACAAGTTTATATTTATTACTATGTAATAATGATTGATAAGTAGATTCATCTATATAATTTGCTTTATCAATATCTTTTACTTTAGTAAATAATTTACCGATTTCTCGTTTAATATCATTAAAATCTTGTTCGATAGTTCTTATGTCATACTCTTTATCTGGATTTTTACGAATATAATCTATATATTTTATAAAAAACTTAATCATTGTATTAACATAGGATAATTCTTCTTCTAACTCTGTAGTTTTACGAGATAACAAATAAAATTCTAAAAAGTAATGTTGGAATAATAAATAATATTTATATCCAGTCAAAGATTTAATTTGTTCATCTGTAAGTTTACTTGATATTGATGTACTAGGAACTGGTGTATTACGTGTGACTAGTTTTGGCTCGCTAGCAGGTACTGATGTACTACTACTTGGTATTGGCTCACTAGCAGGAACTGGTGTATTGCGTGTGATTAGTTTTGGCTCAACAGTAGGAACTGATGTACTACTTGATTCATTTCTCTTATATAATATAAGATAAGGTTTATAATTAGATATTATATCATTAAATTTTTTATACTTATCGACATCTGACTTACCTAATAGCTCATCGTAAAATACTATAACATAATCTTTTTTATTTTGTGTTCTTGTTCTTTTTGCAAAACATACATAATGTCCACCACCTTTTCCTCCTGAGTATCCTATAACTGATTGAATACTGTATATATTACCTTTAACTGTGATGTCACTATCTAAATCATCTGGAGTTGGTAATATAGAATTTTTATTTGGTTTAATAGATATAAGTAAATATTTAGGAACATTAGCTAAAATAACTATTTTTGCACCTACATTCTTACCAGTTATAGCTTCTATATAATTAATATTAGACATATGATTTTGTATATTATAATTATTATTTTCAGTTTGTATATACATATAATGTGATGGTGCATATGTATCACGATATGAAAATTTAGGATAGTCCTTATAAACAGTCGCATCTGGCTGATTACTGCTGCTATATATGAGTCGTTCTTTATATACTAAACCATTTACAGAATTATCTAAACAGTATCCCAATGTACTCATATTATCAAATAATCTCGTAACTGCAGCACTTGCATCTTCTTGCCTTCCTTGTTCAAATTTACTCTTACTATCAGATATATCCAGTGTGTAAGGATCATTCTTAGGTTTAGTAAAGAATACATTTAGAAAATTTTGCACTAACCTACTAAGTATATTTTCGGTCATGTTCCCTGCTGGATTTTGAGGAACAAAACCTTTGAGTACATCTTCTTCTAAAGTTTTTTGGGCTGAATAACCAAACCCAGTTTTACCAATCATTACAGATTCCGGCGTTTCATTACTGGCATTACCTGAACTTACATAATTAGCTAAAATATCATACAACTCCTTATTTATATACTCTGCACGATCTGTATTACCATTAACTTTTAATAAAGAAGTACGTTGCTGTGTATTAATTATAGCATCTAGAAGTAACGGTCTCACAAAATGCATCATAGCATCAGCCCAGCATGTATTCCCATTATTCATCCATGATTTTTCAGGTATTAAATCACTCTCTTGCATAATAAATTTAGTTTTGCATTTACCATCTGTTTTCAATATATAAGGTTCATTTTCTATTTCAGTAATTTGATAGTTATAAAACTTGTTAATATCGTTAGATGGATATTCACTATTAAATAATGATTCAAATGATAATACCGGTTCAGATAATTCTAATACATCTATAGATGATACGGGTAGTCCTGTTGATATTGCATATATCTTAATTAATTTAGGGTATTGGGATTTAAATATAAAATTATTTATAAAAAGAGTATCTAAATATGCTTTATATTCAGTAATATTATTTATAGTTTCATTTTTATATAATGAATTTATATAATTCATCTTATTTGATAATAGCGATTCAATCGCATTTTCTATTTCTAATTCAAATTTAGATAAGTCTAAATAAAATTTATATATCTGTTTTATTTTTTCATATGCTGGTTTTGGTATTACTAATGAAAAATTATCAGGTAAATTTTTTAATAATTCGGATATATAATAACTTAGTTTCCCATTAATTCGTAACAACTGTTTAATTTTAGTATATGTTGTTAAATTTTGTTTAAATTGACTTATAATATCAAGAATAGATTTCAACTGTTTCAATGTATTCTGTAATTTATTATTAGTTAATATAAATTGTTTTAACTTCATGAATATGTTATTTATATCAGTATATTGAGGATCATCACGAAATGGTTTGATTGATATTATACTTCCATCAAACAAAGCATCAGATATAGAGTTCATCCATAATAGTTTATCAAACGATATAATTACATTATCAATTGATGATATATTACCAGAAAACTTCTCTCTACTATTTGTTAATATTTTTTTAAATTCTAATATAATATTATCATATTTAATAGATTCTAATTTTTCTCTTTCTTTTTGCAGTTCATCATCTGTAACTTCATCTAAATATTTCATAACATATAATTTATATCTAATTAATTTTTTATATAATTCATCTTCAGTATTGAAACCTATCAATGAGTTTATAAAATCTTTTAATTGTGAACGTGTAGGTATATCCATTTTTTAATAATATATAAATATTATTAAAATAATTAGAACATATCAGGAAATATAAGAACATCGTAACCATCAACCTTAACTGATTGTGGTGGTGTAACTAATCTCTCAACTCTGCGTGCATTTTTAGGCGTATTATTAAATTTATTTTTTAATGTATTATTTTCATCTGATGTTGTAGTTATTACATTAGTAGCATCATTAACTAATTGAATTAATTCATCATTTTCAGTTTTATTTGAATCTACAAAGAAATTATTACTTTTAACAAAATTATTATTATCTTCCAATAATGTATTTAAATCGTCATTAGGATATGATGTAGGTATATCTGATAAATCAGCGACTGCAGGTGCATTATCAGATATATCTGCAGATATATCTGCAGATATAGCAGGAGCAGCAGGAGCCAATCCACTAATTCCTCCAAATCTAGATACAGGTCCTGTAGCCGGCAATGGTCCCACACTTCCTTTCTTTTTTCCACTTGGAATACATCCTAACAATGTTGTACCTATAGCAGCAGCCGTAAGCACCATAGGAATTTTACTATCATTAATTGGAGTTGCCCTATCTCTTGTTCTATCCTTCATCTTTGTAATTCTAACAGCTTCATTTAATACATCAAGCGCAGGTGCTGTTTCATATTGACATCCGGTAGCTGGTGATACTGATAGCACTGTTGACATTTCATTTAATAATGGTACTAATTTCTGCGCTTGTATTTGTTTGCTTTTATCGATTATATTTTTTTCTAGTTTTGTAAGTTCATTTATTTGAGTTCTCAATAATTTAAGATCTCCCATTGATAATTTATTAACATTTGTTTCATCTGTATTTATATCAACTGTAGTTTGATTTAAACTTCTAACTAAATCTTTAATATCATTGAATTGTTTATTTTTAGCTTGATTTTCGCTCTTAATTTCTTTAGCTCTTCTAATTACTTTTATTTCTTGTTGTACTTCGTTTTGTTTTGATAAAATATATGTTCTATATCCTCCAATAGTGATAGATAATACTAATATTATGACAATAAAGAACGCAATACTTGACGTTTTATAATTGTAATATACATCATCAGATAATGTATGCCAATATATGCTAAGATTGACAATATAAGGAATAGCTATTAACACTTCTAATATAATAAGAACGATAAAAAGTTTATTAAATTGAGGTAATAAATTAATATATTGAGGAATTTTCCTAATATCACAACTCCCTTCATCGATAAAAGGAGCTGTAATAGCACTTCTTAATTGATAATTCGGTGTATCATAGAAAGTTCCTTCTTTAATATCATTAACAGTGACAATCGACATCTTGTTTTTAATTTATAAAAATGTTTTTTATAAATTAAATATCATTAATTAATTATTTAGTATAATAGGGAACCGAATATGATGACGATGTCATAGATAAATCTTGTGGTGTTATCATTGATTCTTTCAATATATCGACAGGAAGTTTACCATTTATTTTCACTGGATCTAGATTATAAATATTTACAGCAAAATTTTTGAAATCATCGGTATTGAATACATCATAAATAATTTTGAAAGATTCTTCATATATCATTTTTTTATTTTCATATGTACCTGAATATATCCCAGCTGATAATATAGGTAATCTCAATCTATAAGATGTATAATTCTTTATCGATTTAACACAGTTTGCTATTAACTCATAAATATTCTTCAAATCTTGTACTGTCTTTGTTTTATCAGCTCCAAAATCATATGAAACAACATGAATTATATTATATAGTTTATTATCTTTTTTATAGTGTACTAATTTAGCTTTTCGACTATTTTTAACTTCATTATATTCAGTATTATCAGTGAAATGATCATTTAATCTAGATTGAATAATCCCAACTGTACTATATATAGCTCCAGATACACCTAAACCTGAAAAAATTGCCCTATCTAATGTAGCACTACTGAAAGCACTACCTGCTGGATCGACTACTAAGTCATTAGTTCTTATATCTGATACAATGCTTTTATTATATAATGAAAAAAATACACCTTTATTAGATTTAAAGTACTCATATACAATTTCAGATTTTCTGTATAATATAACTTTTGGTATATAGTCCGGACCATCTGCATCAGGTCCTATTTTATTTATGTTATTAAATGTACTATAATAAGTCTCGAGTGAATTACCAGTAGTATGATATTCAAATATCTTCATTTCATTTTCATCATTTAATCTATTTGAAAAACACACATATTTTCCACTAGCATCTAAACAGATCATATCATGTACATCATATGTATTATTGTCAATAAAAATAGGTTCTAAATTTTTGATATATGTACCAGACTTAATATTTATAATTATGTAATCATTTGTATGTAAGTATTTATTAGTTGTATAATTATATTCATTAGTTATAAAATCTTGAATACTATTATCATCAGCCTTATCAATACTAATATACCTATTTATCCTCTGTTTAATTAAATCAAATATGTATGCGTAGATATTATTCAAACAAAAATTATCTTTAATTTTCCTAAAAAAACTTTTAATATTTTCAATAGGATCGTCATTAGTCATTGCTAGTATACCAGTTGGATCTATTTTACCATCATATGCATATGTTTTTAGCATATCATATAATATTTCATTATCATCAGTTCTCTCTGAGTTGTTAACAATATCATAACATAATGGACGTAATAAATGAAATACAACATTTATGTCAGTAGTATCAGTATTTTTAAATATCTTATATGGATAGTTAATTATACATTTAGAATCAATATTTAATTTCATACGTTTTACTTCTTTTTTATACTCGTCTTCTGTCATTAATATCGGCATTGTTGTTGTTGGTATCTCAGGTACCTCAGGTATCTCAGGTATCTCAGGTATCTCAACTCTCTTATATAATATGGTAACTGGAATATATTTCTTATCAATATTATTAAAATTATCAATTTTGTTATTTTTAGTATTATATTCAATAATTCCTTCCTGTCGTTTTGAAAAACACACATAAGCTGGTATATCAATTGAAGGATTTATACAAATAACATCATGGACATTATAGTCATTTCCTCCAATAGATATAGGTTCATCTAAATCATCTGGTCTTTCCATACTATTAGAATGATATTTTATATTTACAATAACATATTTATAACTATGTATATATCTTATAACTTCATTTCCGTAAGTATACTTAATGTACTTTTTATACTCATCAGTATTGTTAATAGTGTATACTAAACTATATATCTGACTTAGAGGACTAATGGTCATGAAAAACAAGGATGTACTATATCTATTAGTAATTTTATCATCTTTTGTTACTGCCTCAGATATTACCAATGATGTATTATGTGTACAATATTTTAACCAATATAGATTATTTAATAGTATATCAATAGCATTTATCGGTGTTGTATTATCAATATTTGCAAATAAATTACTAGGTATATCAACATTAACCATATTCGTTTTACTATCTAAATAAAATCTATAGTTTATAATATTTTTAACAATATCTAAATCCTCTATAGTTTCATTTATGCTGAAGCTATACAAAAAATCATATAATATTATATCAGATGCACCTTTATCCAGTTTAGATTTATCTGTATTTTTGATAATATCTTTAATTATTGGACGTATAAAATGTAATGTAGCACCCAACCATCTATATTTATCGTCATCAATAATAATTGGCTTCTCCTGTTTTAACTCTTCATCCGTGTAATCTTTTGCGCATATAGTTATTTTTTTATTACGTAATTCGGTCCAAACTTTTTCAATGAACTCAGAATTACTGGATGTAGGAATTGCTATAGGAGTTGCTGGAGTTGCTGGAGTTGCTGGAGTTGCTGGAGTTGCTGGAGTTGCTGGAGTTACTATTGGAGTTGTTAGTGCCTGTGATCCATATATTGATTTATATAAGTTTACTAATTTATCATATTCAATTTGATTTATAAATTTATTTTTGCGAAGAATCTCTAAATTTTTAGTAAATACATCTAATGTTGTTATATCTCTATTATTATTCAATATTTTCATATTATCATTGATATTTATACCTTGTTCATATAATAATGAATAAACTGCATTTTCTAATGATAATTCAAATTTTGATAGTTTTAAATAATATTTATATATATCTTTTATTTTGTCATATGATGGTTTAGGTATTATTAATGAAAAATTAGTTGGTAATTGTTTTAATAATTTAGATATATAACTACTTATTTTACCATCTATACCCGAGTTAGTCTTAGTATAATCATATGTTATTAAATCAATATCAATCCCAATATTTTTAATATCATTTAACAATTTAAGTGCGTTTTTGACTTCAAAATGAGTTTCCATAAATCTTTTTAACGAATTAAACGCATTATTTATATCAACTACATTGGGGTCATTCTCATCAATATCAAAATCTTTGATAGATTCCAAATTTCCATTAAATAATGAATCTGATATAGAGTTAATCCATTCCGTTTTTTTATTCTCCATTTTAAGTATATATAGAAAAATATACTTAAAATTTTTATAATAAATTAAAGAATACCATACGTTGAAGATGTTGTGGTAGGTTTACATGTATAAGCAGCGCCTGAAGCATTACCAATGCCTGTAATATCCGGACTATTAGACGATCTTGCAGATTGATTAAATAATCCTGTATCATTATATTGATTATGAGGCGCTCTAAATGACCCCATAGGTTGATTATATTGTTGATTATATTGTTGATTTGGTTGTTGATTATATTGTTGATTGGGATATCCCACAGACCCTACTGATCCTCCAACCTGTCCCTGATACATAGGTTGATTATATTGTTGATTGGGATATCCCACAGACCCAACTGATCCTTGTTGATTGGGATATCCCACAGACCCAACTGATCCTCCAACCTGTCCCTGATACATAGGTATGTTCACTGGGCCTTGAGGTATAGGTTGATTAATAGGGCCCATAGGCTGATTTAATTGGACTTCTCCTGCCTTATTTTGACCAATCACAATGTTAATATTGTTTATATCAATATCTAATTTTTTCATAGAATATAATAAATATATACCAATTACAGCTGATGCCATCCCAACAATTACAACTACCAAATTCATAACAAATAGGGTTAAGGCACCAGTTTGAGTTATAGTTCCTGTTGGAGACTTCAGTGCTTTTACATAATAATTCACACGATCAGTCCATGATTTAAATTGAACTGATTCTGTCGATGATGGCACTGTGGGTTGTTCTGTTTCTATTTCGAAGGCTATGCGTAGGAATTCAATACAGTTCACAACTGAGTATGCAACAATCAAAGCCATACCGACAATAATTACTATAGAGAAAATAATTCCAGCTTTCTGATAACGCTTTTCATCATCAGCTAGTTTAGATAATAATATTGGGCTCGCGTTTATTACTGACATAATCTTCTTTTTGTAATATAAAATTAAAAATTATTTTAAACAGCAGGACTCTTATTAACTGTATCATTCAAACGATTATTAGATCCATTTTTTATTACTTCATCATCACGGGCTTTTACAGCATCTTTCTCATATGTAAAATATCCAAGATGTTTACGTACGCCTTTAACTGTTAGTTTAGCTGCCCATTTTTCCATGCGTTTGTGATCTTTTTAATTTGTTAATATATTATATTATTTAACTATTCAACCAATGTATACAATACCTCAACTCTAGCTGTTAGATTCTGGTACTGGTACTACTGATACTTGTACTGGAGGTAATTTTGGAGTTAAATTATCCACTGCAATTTTTAATCCATTTTTTATAGTCAAACCTTCGTCTTTATCGAACACTTTATTAACAATATCGTCGTCACCCTTTCCAATATATAATATTTCATCTACTAAATTATTAACACTCTTAGATAAACTGTCAACTTTAGATTTAAGTTTAATTTGTTTGAAATTTACTATATTAATAGCTAATGCGGAAATAAAGAATATAAATAGAATAACAGAAATTCCTATATTTAGTTTATTAAATCCTATTAACGAATCATGACCCTCTACTTCATTTTCGATAACGTCAATACTTACAGCTAAAAATATAAGATTAATGACTATATATATTATAGATATGACATATATAGAAATACTAAAGCTATAAAGAGCTTTTTCGTTCATCCAACCACCTGTCGATGCTGCAGATGCCGTAGATACCGTTGACGTTTCAGGAGTATTAAATCTTAATCTGGCATTCAAATTATTAATAGCTTGTGATAAATTTTGTAATGAAGTAGAGTCCGGTTCTTTTAAATATTGTTCATTAAGATTTTTTGTTGATAGATTGTTTATATCATCTGTAAGAGTTTTCAATTTATATTGTAGTTTTGAAGTGTTCGATTTTAATGCATAAAATATAATATATATGAAATAAATAATTAATACAATGCTTGCCAAAGCTAACATAAACTGATTGTAGCCTATCAATGCCTCATGCCCAACAGTATTCTTTTTTAGAACTGCATAATTTGTTGCAAATAATGAAACTGATAATATTAGAAAAACGAATGTTAATACGGCTACTAAGATATTATATACTTGAGATGTTTCAACAATGACAGCACTTGTTAGGCTATTTACACCAACCATTTTGATAATAATTATATAATTATTTTTCTTTAAAATGCATCAACTCCTAATTAAAAGATGGAATACGTTCAAACAAACGATACTCTCAAAGATGCATTGACAAATGATTATTACTGGCAACTTTATGCTAAAACTCCAGCAAGAAAGGTAACTAAAATCAAACTGTCTAGATCCTCAGTACGTTGGACAAATCCTAAATTTAAAGATGATTTGTATATTCCTAGTTTACGAATTGTTGGAACTATTGATGAAATTAAAACGTGGATGAAAAAGAATAATTTTTCTGATGAAGATATACTTACATCCCTTGATGAAGGATTTGGTATAGAGAATAAAGATGATCCTGAATACATCCAACTTATGAATAAATATAAAGAGAAAAAATACAAGGCACCAACACAGAAAGCTTCAACAGTATCGTTACTTAAAAATTTTAATTTAACATTACATAATGCATCACCATCGTCATCATCATCCTCAGAAATTAGAGTGAGATTATTAAATGCTAAGAAAGAAGAGAAAACTTCGCCGGCTAAAAACGTCATTATTCGAACGCCTAATCCATCACCACAAACTACCAACGATTTAGTAGTATCATCATCATCAGTTGGCACTGCTGTTAACAAATCACTTATTAAACAGAAAGTTCAACAAAAAATGAAACAAATGAAAGAAAATGAGGTATTGGATGTATCTAAAGTCGATGAGAAAGGAAATGGAATGAAGAAAATCCAAAGACCGTCATTTAATGATAAGAGTCGCCACGGGATATCGGATCTATCTATCGTTTCTTCTTCTGAAGAGGCATTTGAATTGATTTTGGAATGTTTAGATATGAGCGATCGAAAGGGTGAATACGCCAATACTAAAGTTATTATATCTCGAAAGACGCCTCTTCGTAAATCTGCATTAACCGTATAAAACAAGAGTTATAATATAATTTATTAGAAACACTAATAAATTATCAATCATATATATATAATTAATAGGTATTTATCCTAGATAATAGTTCATATTCACATTCGGAGTAATCTTCAATTGAATAAATAAATATTAATATTTAAGTGTTAGTATATCTCTATTAAAATAAAGATGGGTAGAACATATAATGATTACGTTGAGATATTTGCTGAAAAGAAATGTAAACTGCTTACTAATGAAAAGGATTTATATAGTACCGAGAACATTTATACATATACTGTTAAATATACTGCGTCTTGTGATCATGAAAACTCGTGTCAACTCAAGAGTTTTTTATATGATAATAGCGGTATATTATGTAAGGATTGTGCGTATAAAAAAAAGAATGAAACGTTATCGCGTATGCAGGCAGAAAATCCAAATATTTCTCATAAAACCGAATATGAAGGATTAAAATACTTACAAAGTTTATTAAGTTCAGAATACAAATTAGAAAAATCAAATGAAGGTGCGTTAGCTGATGTACTTTTCAAACCAATTAATGAAGACTCTGATAAATGGATGAGAATTCAACTAAAAGTTACTAATGGAGGAGATACTAAACAGCATAGATTTAGTTTACATGATAATAAATATGTTGATTGTTTAATCGTTTGTATTACATTAGAAGAAGACAAGAAAATTTGGTTATTTGATTATGATAAGGTAAAAAATCTAAAAATGTTATGTATTGGTAAAACTAAATCTAAATATGATAAATGTGAAGTTACTTCAGATAATATAAACGAAATCCTATTAGAAAAATATAAAACAATTAATAAATGTACATACGATGACGGTGTAAAGCCTATAAGTATATCACAACAAAGAGAATATCACTACCAAACATTAAGAGAAGAGGTATGTCCATATTTGATTATTAAGTATCCATTAATTGAACAGACTAAAACAGATTGTTTTATTAACGAATATAAAATACTGGAAAAAGTGGCATCAATAAAAAATAAATCATCTTACCAAGTGTATTTATATGTAAGTAATGGTACATTAAATAAGAAGCCACAATATAAACCTTATGAAAAAGGGGATAATGATTTTTATTGGTTTTGGGTCCCTAATGAAAACGATTTCTATTTATTTCCAGACCAAGTATTAGTAGATAAAAAATTTATCCAAGAAAACAAAAATTTGAATAATAAACGTATAAGGATGACAATAAGTGAAACATTCTCTGAATATAAATACTCTCTTGACGATCCACAATTAAAAGAGAAATTACTACTAATATTTGCACCTGCATTATAATAAATATATATATATATTATTTGCGTCATCCAGTATAAAAACAAGAGTTTATCTAATTAAAAATATGAGCGAACCTGATGAGCCTGTAGCAGTTGGAAAATGTTCATTTCACGAATTGCCTGAAGATGAGAGTGAAGATTCATATATTAGCGAAATTCTTATTGATAATATGGATGATCAATTATTAGAGGGGACGCGAATTATGGATGCAGCAGATATTACAGTGGAATTGAGAGAATTAGCTAAAGATTGTTTTGTTAATGGATTTGAAGATAACAAATTAGTTATTCATGTATTAAAATTATTGAAAAGTAATAATACCTGAAATAATTGAATTATTAATTAATAAATATTAATTAATTATCTATATCTTAGAATGTTCAACATGCAGGGTGTACAATATATTAAAGTTCTTACACAAGATTTGAAACATCGTGAATATCAATGGAAATTTGGATTGAATTCTATTGATGCATTTAATACTACCAATGAATGTACATCCAATGCATTATAT